CCCTTGGCCTTGAAGCCAGCAGGCAGATTGGCCAGCGTGCCGGCATCAATCAACTGCTGCAGCGCGGCCGACGCCGTCTTGCTCAAGCCACCGACCAGATGCAGGAAGCCCAAGCCATACGCACCGGGGCCCTGGACCAGCAAGTAGTGCACGTAGTACTGCTTGCGGCGATACAGCTCGTCGCCTTCCTTCCAGTTGCGACGCACACCGATCACATGGCCAGTGACCTCGTCAATCGTGACGATGTACGGCAACTTGATGCCCGTAGCCTCGCCATCTTCCTTGTGCTCGAAGCCCGGCAGATCGTAGTCAATCTGGAACTCCAGCAGCGTCATCTCCTCATCGTCGCCACCCGTGGGCACGATGCCCAGCACGCGATCCTCTTCCTTCTTGATCACGTTCTGGCTGGTATCCGAGACGGCCTGCGCCTGAGCGGTGTCCAGGTACTGATTACGCACGACCGCACGGCGGTAAGCGTTGACGCTCATCGACACGCGATGGGTAATGCGACTGCATTCACTCATCACGCTGGAGCCGTTGTACGGGATGTACAGGTTCTCAGGCAACACCAGCGCGCTGGTCATGCGGCCCTTGTCCTCGCAGAAGTACACCTTCTTGAAGGCCGAACCGCCGTAGCCCACGTAGAACAGCAACTGGTCGAAGTCCGGCGTGTACTCCTCCATCACCGTGGTGATCTGGTAGTTCATGAAGTCACGCACGCGATCAGCCTGCATCAACTTCTCACGCGTTTCCTTGCCCAGCACCTGCGTGCGCACTGGACCGTCAGCCGGCATCATTTCCTTGAGCGCCTGCGACTGGAACTGCACAATCGACTCGGTCAGCAGCGGATGCTGCACCGGGCACGCGCCCTTAAACGGCTTGGTGCGCTCTTCAAAATTAAAGCCCAGCAGCTTCAAACCCTTACCATACTGGTCTTCCCACTGCTTGCGCGACGACTTGTCTGCCTCGAACAGAGCCATCAGCTCCGAGGACATGCCCTGCAAGACTGACGGATCAAGGACTTCAGCAAGGTTGCTGTCGAAGGGGACGTCATCGTCCTCCTTGTTCATCTCAACAACCACCTCCCCCGTCTCAGCGTCGAACTCAACGCTGACGTCAGGAAGCTTCTCTTCCATCTCGATCTCAACATCGCCCGCGGGCAGGTCATCGATCGTGACGTTCTTTTCGATTGGCATGTTGCTTCCTTAGTCTGTTTGGCGGGCGCGATCCAGCATACCCTGCTTCCAATCCTGGAACTCGGAGTTCCAGAAGATGCCTACCTCATCCGCCAGGTCCTTGCCCGTGCGATTGGTCCGATAAGTATCGGAATTGGCATAAACGACCTTCAAGTCCGGATTGTCCATAAACTCAAAAATCTCGCGGCGATAGAACGAAGGATCAGAATTGGACGGCCCCTTGATTTGGTGAATCCGCCTCTCTCCATTCTTGTATTTCTCAACTTCCATCGTCACCACAGGAAACCCATTTCGATCCCGCAGCGAATACACCTCCGCGTTTCCTTTCAGGAACGCAGGCAGTCCACCCAAACCATAGTCGCGATTCTTGGAATACTCACCAATGGAGTGATTCATCGCGCCACCTTCCAGAATCGTGGCGCGCGGATCGGTCAACCTGACCCACTGCATATCCTTGCCAACCGGCATCACCGGCTGCGTGAATTGCATCATCCGCTCTTTGGGAATCGCCGTCACCGGCTTGCCCTCACGGACTTCGGCCCGCGCAGCTTCTTCCAAGCGCCAGAAGTCCCGGTTCGAGCCTTCCACCTTCATCGGCGCACTGACCAACTCCTCCAGCGACTTCTCCGGCGCTTTGCGCAAAGCTTCGGCCGGCACACCAGCAGGAGCCAAGTCCGGCCCTGACGGCGGCTTCAATTCCCGCAGCATCTTGGCTGCCTGCCCCGCCTGCTCACCCACTTCCTTCACACCACGGACCGCGGCCCGCGTGGCACCAGCAGGATTGATCAGGTTGGAAGCAAGGTCCCCGGCCGTATACAAAGCACGAGCGTTTGCATCCGTCGGCTCAGCGAAAGCCACACCCGCCTGGCGCGACTTCTCCTTCAACCAATCACTTCCGCCGACCGGCTTCTCCACGCTGTAACCGAACGGCCGCAGGGCCATGGTCACCACGTCCACCGGCGCGCCGACGATGTTCTGGGGCAGCATCGTCAAGCCCCGCAAAAAAGCCTGTGCGCCCTCGCCCGATTTCAACGACTCCAGCATCCCGCGGGCCGTTGCCTTGTCCACTTCGCCGCCTTCAGCGTAGCCAAGAGCCTTCACTTCATCCGGCGTCAGATTGGCCTCGCCCCGCTCAATCGAAGCACGCACCGCGCGCTGCAACTCCAGCGGGTCCTTTGCCACATCCGCGAACCGCGTGCCAAGAGCATTGTTGGCCGTATCCGTCGGATAGTCCGGCCGCGGTTTGGTCAAACCCAACCAGTACCCCGCCGTCTTGAACGGGGCCTCCTTAAACTCATACGCCTTGCCCAACATCTCAGCAACCGTTGGGCTGGTCTTGTTGGCCATGATTGCCGAAGCCATCATGTGCCGCGCCGCATCACGCTTCTGCGCATCCGCTTCCCGCGGATACATGTCCTCCGCCACGGTCCGCGCCCAATCATTCAGTGTCGCCACACCAGGAGCCGTACGCTTAATCCGCTCCATCCGATCACTGCGGGCCTCTCCACCCTTCTGATACCCCACCGCAATGAACCCACCATCAGCAGCCTTCACAGGCTCCGGTTCAGGAAACGGGGAACGAAACGGCATGGCCAACGACTCAGGGCTGACCTTGCGCGTCTCACGAGCCAGCCACTGACTCGCCGCACTGGGCTGCCGCTCGTCATATTCTCTGCGGCCACTTTCCTTCTCATCCTCATCCGACAAGAAGGACAGGGCAAGGGCTGCCTGGTAACTCGCACCAAGGTCCGCGGGCCGCGCTTCACTGACCCTTACCGGTGCAGCCGCCGGCGCACCACGCGCAGGAGTGGGGACAGGAGCCGCTTCCGGTGTTGCTGATGCTTGGGCCGTGGTCCGCGGAGCGCCAGTCAAACTCGACTTGATCTTGCTGATGTACCCCTGCGTCTCAGCAGGCAACTTCGCCGGATCAGCACCCCGGGCAATCCACTTGTCCGTGTTCCCCGGACCCCAGTTGTACGCAGCCAGGGCCTTGTCAATGTCCCCATACCGATCCAGCATGGCCCTCAAATAATCGCGGCCCACCCGCGCACGCTCATCCGGCGTGTTCGCCTTCGCAGGCTCAACTCCAAAACCAGGCTGGAACTTCGTCGTGTCCAAAACCTGCATCTCCCCCTTGGCCCCCTTGTCGGAAGTCAAGAGATTGCCCCTGCTGTCATAACGCCGGCCACCACTCTCGGCCAACATCACCGCATTCAGGATTGAGTCAAACGAAGGCTGGGCCATGGTCCGCGGTCCTCGGGACAAGAAACACGGCCCATTGTATAGAGCCGCTAGTAATACTCAACAGGTGATGTATCGCGCTCCGACTCATCTTCCTCATCATCGTGCAGAGAAATGAAGTTGCCCTGCCGGAACCGCATCCACGCCATCACCGACGCATCCACCTGGTCATCATGCGCGCCCACCGGGAACGCAGCACACTCCTCCACCAACTCCTGGGCCCACTCCTGATTCTCCGGGTACCAAATCATCCCCGACTCAAGGAGCGGGGCCACAGCGTTGGCCCGGCTGATCTTGTCCGTCCCCGTCTTTCGACCTCCCGGCGCGTACGTCATGACAGGAATCCCCATCTTCCGAAACTCCTGCTGCAGCGGCGTTCCAGTGGCCTTGGCCTCAATCAGCACCACATCCGGATTCCAATACCGATACTCGTCTTTGGCAATACGCTTGAGCTCAGGGAAATCCCACCTGCCCCTGCGAATGTGCAACGCAATCAGGTTCGGGCCAGAGTCCGCATCCGGATAAAACACGCCCCACGTGCTGATGACAGAAAAGTCCGCCGTCTCCTTCTTCGAGAACGCCGTGTCATAGGTCTGGATGATGTAGTCGCACACCGGCGGCTCGTCATACTTCCACTTGCGCCACCACTCACGCTTCAAAATCGCCCCATCATCATTGGTCGGGACCTGCTGCCACTGAGCATTCCACTTCTTCAGACCAATCGACAGCTTGACCTTCTCCAACTCGTCCTTGGTCCAGTACCCGGGCCAGAGCGGATTGCCAGAAGGAAGAATCGCCGGGAACTCCAACAACTCCCACTGGTCCGCCTTCAGATTGCCTTGCTGGCGTAGTAAGCGCCCACTTAGGTCATCAGTCTTCCAGCGGGTGTTGATCACAATGATCGCGCCATTGGGCTGCAACCGCTGACGGGGGCCGGAGGTGTACCACTCAAACGTGTTCTCCATCGCCGTCTCAGACAAAGCGTCCTGCTCGTCCAAGATGTCGTCCAGGATCACGATGTCACCACCGCGGCCCGTCATCGCGCCGCCCTTACCGATGAAAAAGGCTTCCCCTCCCTGGGCCGTGTTCCACCGGCCAGCAGCCTTGGAGTCCACAGAAAGGGCCATGCCCGGGAACAACTCCTTGTACTTGTCGTCCTCCACCAGATTACGAATCATGCGACCGAACCGCTGAGCGAGCTCCGCGGTGTGCGATCCAACAATCAACTTGCTCTGAGGACGCTTGCCCATCAAATAGGCAGGGAACAAGTAGCTCCCCATCTGGGACTTCCCGTGCCGGGGCGGCATGGCAATCATCAGGCGTTTGCATTCGCCGCTGACGACTCGGTCAAGAGCCTTCGCGATCCGGCGATGATGCTCACCGACCAACATCTCCGGCCAGACGTACTGACAAAAACTGAGAAAGTCTCCCGTTGCGCGCTCCTGGGCCTCCAGGAGTTTGAGTCGAAGCTCTAAGCGGAGACGTTCCGCTTCTATTTCGTCAGGGTTTTGCATGCGCAGCAGACCGAAAAGGTTCTGAATTTTGCAAATATACCCCCGGGTATGCGATTTTCAAAACAAGGGGGTGGGGTCGTGGCCCGGGGGTCAAGTTTCCAAGAGGTTTTCCTTGGGC